TTCTAAACTCGCTCTCATGATGATCCGCATCTATAAAATCTCTATCAATAACTTGTTTCTTCCATACAAAACCATTTAGATTTGTGTATTCAATTTTTTCAAATCTATCTTTTAATATTTTTAAAGCACAATTTTTAAAATATAAAATTGAAAAATCGGGTCCATCTTCTTCAATGTTAAATTTTGCAGTTTCAAGCATTGATAAATATTGCGGGGTAAATGATTTTGTTGACCCAGCTACTAAGTCAAAAGGATCTAAATTATCGTTTGTCAATAATTCATTTAACACATAGTCTTTAACTTGAAATTCTGTAACCTCATCAACAAAATTACCATCTTTAGTTATGAATGTAAATGTTTTGGATTTATCAATAGGAAAATATTTAAAAAAGTTTTTATTTTCTAAGTAAAATTTAAACTTATGATGTGAAATAGTTAGTTTTCCTTCATCGTTGTAGGTCCAAAACTGATTAACATTAATTTTCCTTTTTTGCTCTAAAATTTCATTTTCTATTTTTTCATTTGGTAATTCAGGGAATTGATTAGAAATATATTCGTTTGATTTTCCAACTAAAACCATGTTTGAAATAGTTTTAATTTTTTGCTTATCTTCAAAATGTTTGCTTCCAAAGTTTGAAGTGTGTTTATAAGCTGAATTAATTAAAGCTATTATTTCCTTACTATCAAAATCTTTTTGTTGATTTGCTAAAATATACTTTTCTGCAATATATTTTTCCACTCCGAAATCATTAAAAGACAATGCTAATTTATGGAAGGAATTATTCCTATTTGTTCCGTTATAACTTTTCTTAAACCAAATCATTAATCGATTTGCTATTTGGTCTTGGTCCACTAAAGGGATGTTAGTTACAACACCTAATGTATTATTTATTTCTACTAATTCAGTTTGAATAAAATCAACATATAATTCAGATTCTTGGTTTATGTAAATATTTGGGTCGTATGATTCAAAACAAAGTCTGGAAATGTCCTGTCCTGAAGTATCTATCACACCATCTCCATATTCTTTATTTACCCATTCAAAGTAACTAACAATTGATTTATAATACTTATTGTATTCATCATTAGATTCAATATTAGGAATTCTAATTAAAGCCTTCAATCCATCTCCTGAAGGACTAATCCAGCATGAAAAAACGTATTCATTATTTGACATCTTTCCTTTTAATTCTTTTACTAAATCAAAAGTTTTTAACTTGTCAAAATCTAAAATACATAATCCACTTGCTTTTTTTAATTCTGCTTTTGCTCTTTTATTAAATGTACCCGCAAAAGTTACAGCAGATAATGATCCTTTAATTTCTTTCCTATTATTATCATCTAATTCAGAACGTAAAGATTCAATTGTTTTTTTAACAGCTCCATCTTTTATTCTTTCAAGATAATACATTACATCTTTTGGTCGACCAACAGGAACAACCGATGTTTTATTCTTATAGAGGTCAACTAAATTCATGCTACAGTTTCTTGAAATTCATAATAAAAAATAGTAAACGCATCCTTAACCTTTACACCCTTTAATGAAAATAAAGCGTCTCGATTGTCATTTACTGTGCAAAAAACAGATTCTAATATTACATCTGATTTATACACTTGATTTTCTAAATCATTTAAACAGCAGAAGCTATAAAAAGGTACATATTCAAAGAACTCTTTAAAATTTACTACTTGAACTTTTTTTCTCATATTTTGTAATTTTTAATAAATAAAAAAAGCCCCTGCAAAATCATAAGGTCCAGTTATGAAAATGCAGAGGCAAAGCTAATTTCTTTTATATCCTGGACCGATATATTTACAAATATACTAAATTTTATTTAAAACAATATCACGCAACACATTTATTTTTTACGCAACACATTTTTAATATCAATGTGTTGCATGTAATACTTTGATTTATATATAATTATCTACTTACGCAACACATTTAACACTTTTTTTTTCATTTTTCAGTTTTATCGGTAATAAAAAAAATATATTTTTTATCTAAATTAATATATTATAAAAGGGTAGAAATATATAGTGTATAGGTGTTTTTTAGAAAATGTGTTGCTTTTGAATATAACTATTTAAAATATAGTGATTTAGACACAACACATTTAGCAACACATTTTACTTTTACACCAAAAAAAAACTCCAACCAGTTACGATTGGAGTTTAATTATCAATACCAGTTTTATAAAATTGATATTCTTTGATTGTCGAGATGTGCAAATATACTAAATTATTTGATATGTATTTTCAAAAATTTGTTTTTCAACAAGCCATCTTTCTCCTTGAACTCCTAGTAAATCCATCTTCATCTCCTAGTTCAAATATTTTTGCTTTTACGCTTTCATAATCTAACCATATATCAAAACTACTTTTAAAATCACAATAAGGGCATTTAATAGTATTACCTTCCATTATATTACGTTCATATTCGTGTGGTCTTTCATCACATGATTTACAACCACAACTAGTTTCTTGTTCACATGAAGGACACGTCATCGTTTAAAAAAATTAAGTATTATTTGTTTTTTTGTTGTTTTAATATTTCGTCGATTACGTTTCGAACGTCTCTAATTAGTTCGCAAGTTCCTTCACTTTTTAAAAACCATTCTTCGTGTCCTTGTTTAACAAGTTCTCTAATAATTTTCTTTGTTGTTATTTTCATAATTTTTCTATTTCTTGTTTAACTTCTTGCCAATACTCAGAGTTATCCATCCATACATAACCATCAAATCTTGTTACTTCTTCTTCGCATGGATTTGATTTCAATATCTCATTAACTGCTATTAATGCACATCTTTTTCTTTTTCCATCTTATTTATATTATTACATTTCTTCAAAAAACCCTTCATCGTATCCTTGCTGTTCGTATTGTTTAATAATGTTGATGGCTTCACGAACTTTTTTAGCATCTTCTTCTTCCAAGTAAACTTCGGGTTTACACCATCCACCAACACTAATCATGTAAAAAAAATCTTCACTAATACCTATCGGTTGAGCATCTTTTTTAAATTTTAAATTTTCCATCTTATTTCTTTTCAAATTGTTTAAACCAATCATTAAATGATACTTTGCATTCAATTCCATCAGGAACATTTGCTTTCCAACAAGCAATAAATGCTTGCATAACTTCTTCCAAAGTAAACAACTTATCTTTATTCAACTCCATTGCTTTGTTGAAGCCTTCTATATATGCACTAACAGCCAAGTTATGTTCATGTTCTCTATGTTTTGGCTTAATCACTATATATTCATCAGCCAACTTCTCAACATCTATCACTCCAAATATCTCATCACAGTTTTGTTTTGAGAGTTTCATAGCACCTAGCTCATCAATAAATGATTGATCTGTAGTTGCAATTGCAAGTTCTTCACCATCTTTCATTAGATAGTATTCGTTGTTTTCAAATTGTAGTTTCATAATTATTTAAATTTTTTGAATAAAAAAGCCCCATCAAAATGCAGAGGTCGGAGTTTCTACAGATTGACAGGGCAATGCCTTTTGTGTTTAATATGGTTTCCGACCTAACACGTTTACAAATATATATACTATTTACATATAAAATACATTTTTTACTTATTATTTGTTTTTTACTAGCTTGCGTAAATGTAAACTTTCCATCTACACGATGCGTAAATCCTTTATCATTTAGGTTACGTTTAAGCGTGCAAAATCTGCATTCGATAGTCTTACCCTTATTTGCTTTTATCTTGTATCTAGACTCATCTAAATGGTACATACACATCGGGTAGTTATTTCTACAGGTGAAGCACTTTTTCATAATTATATTTCTTGTTTAACTTCTTACCAATATTCTTCATGTTTTTCACATAGCTTTATAAAACCGCAATTCCTACTCTCTAAAGTATTTGTTTTTAATACTTCATCAACTGCAATTAACGCAGCAACCTTACCTCCATTGATGGTCAATAAGATTTCATTTGAAAACTTATCAACTAATTCAATTGCTTTTTCTTTAGGTGTCATAATTTATCATATATTACTTGCTCACTTTCACTTAATTGTTCATACGTACAGCTAAATCCGTTTAACATTTCATCTTCCGTTGCATACGCTTCGTTCTTGAATCCAATTGCGGCACGATTAGAACGCTTAGCTAGTTCCTTTTCTAGGCGTATTTTAGCCTGTATTTCGCATTTAAACACTTTCGTTGCACGTTTGTTTAACTCGTTTAATATAGTTACGTTAAACGGCTGTTTATTTAATCTATTTGTAAGCGTGTCCGTAGATAGTTTTCTTGCGTAATCGCTTGTCATAATTTTCCCCATATTATTCGCTTGTTTTTAAACGTTGGATAGTGTCCCATTGCGACGCGGAAACAGAACTTATCTTCTATTTCTTTGTCTATTCCATTTTGTTTTTTATCGAGTCTTGCAACCGCTTGTTGACTTATTCCAATTACTTCTGCAATTTCTTTATAGGTAGCATTATCGTTATACATCTTCCTAATTGCTATACGTTTCATTTGTACGTATTCCGGCAACTTTGATTTATGACTTGTGAAATAATGTTTCATGTTTTTAAAATTTTCCATACACACTAAAAAAGATTACGATTGTAATTACTATAATCGCCAAAATGATTTTTGCTAAACACATATTTAAAGGCTTGTATAATATTGTGGATAGTCTTGCGGAAAAACTTTCTTTTTTGCATCTTTTAATCTTTTTTTAATTTTACGTTCTTCTTCGATGTGGCTAATTACCCAGTAAATTGCACCACCTAATACTAATTCAATCATTTTGATATGTTTTAAAATGTGCGTTAACTAAGTCGCATCCCTTATTTTTTTAATTTAATCCTGTTTCAATTTTTAATAATTCTAATTTTATTTGTAAATTTTTATAGTTAGCTATAGCCTTATCAAAAGTTTCAAAGTTTTTACCATATGTTCTTCTATAATTACATATTTTATTTACATTAATGTAGTTACTATTTCCTTTAACAACAATAACCTCGTATTTAGTTTTTGATATTGTAAACTCGTAACCTGTGTAACTTGTTTTTTTGTCTTCTGATAAAATTGTTTTCATAATTTTGTTTGTTTGTTTCTACAAATATACAAACTAAATCTAATAAAACAACATTATAATATAGAAAGTTTACTTTTATTTTAATAAAAAAGCCACTCATTTTGTAAGTGGCTGATTTTTAATCTTTTATCTCGAAGTGCATCCAATCATAATTTTTCTCTTTTCCTAGACTTACAAAACCATGTTTGTAAAAAATATCAATCATTTGCTTATATTCAGGTCTTGCAAAACGTGCTGTACGTGCAGTTTCTTTTAATTTATTTCGTTCACTATCTAAATCTATTGCTACACCCCATGAATGTCTACTCCAATCTGAGCCACCTCGCATTTTTCGAAAGTTGAAACAACCACCAAAAAGATCTATTCCTAACTCTACTATCTTAGCGTAGCCGTAATGCGCTAGCAAGTCATTAAATACTCCTAAAAATTTATCTGCAACAAGTTTATGACAGCTCATTCTAGATACTTTTGTATTTAAATCCCAAGCTAAACGCATAGGATAAGGTAAATTAATAGTAACTAAATAACCAGTACCTGTTATATTTGGTTTACCATACTTGGATATTAGCTGTTTAGTTGTTATCATCCTCTACCTTTTGCGCGTTATAAACTGCAATTGCGCCTAGCTTTAATGACAATACCTCTAATGCGATTTTAATAACTGGTCTGTTATCTACTATTCCACTTTCAGCAACGGCTAATGAAACCGCACCTAATATAGATGCTACTTTTACACCTAGCTTATTTTTTCTTGGTGTTCTTGCTTTTATTCTTTGTAAAATATTCATATTATTTGTTTTAGGGTATTTTGATATGCTAAATGTGCGTCTTCTTCGTTGATATAATGACCTAAAAAAAATTGTTTACCATTGATCTGAATCATTGCCCTCCATTTATTAAATTTTTTATCCCAACTTACACCTTTATACATGCTACTATATTTACCTTGTGTTTTTTTTACATTAAATCTTTGCGTTACTATTTGTAAATTTTCAACTCTATTATCAGATGGATTGTCGTTAATGTGGTCAATTACTTTTCCATGTCCGTTTGGTATATGATTTAAAAAAGCCATGGCAACTAATTGATGGACATATTTATTTTTTATTTTATTATCTTTAGATAAACAAACAACATAATAATTTCCACATATTACTTTTTTTAATATTTTTTCGTTGTTACTTCTTTTGTAATTAAGTGACTTCACATTACCTAAATTACTCACTTGGTACAATCCATCATAACCAGGAATGTCTTTAAATATTTCTTCTTGCATATTTTATACGTTTTTATTCACGTTGTTAAAAAAAGAATGGAGCAGGAACGTGAACCTTTTGCATAAGACCGCTAAATCTTAACTCCAATGTAAATATACTAATTATTCGCATAGTACCCTACCTATTTCGTTTGTTTGTTGTTTAAATTCATGATAATTAAAATCTTCATGGATACTATCTTTAACAAAATCTAACCCTATGTAAGCCGTAAATTGACCATTTTTAAAAACTGGACAAGCGACAACGCTTTTTATTCCTTGCTCATGTAGCGCTATTCTAGTAGCGTTTTCTTTAATATCGTTAATGTTGGAATAAAACATTCTATTCAGCATTATTTCTTGCAAGAATCTAGGAAATAAAGAAGTCGGTAAATTTTGCAACTGCATTGCTTCGCTACTTATCCCCCTGTTACACACTTCATACGCTAAACTTTGATGGTTTTTATGTGTGCCGTCGTAGTACATGATACCATTATGGAACCTAAATATATATCCTCGGTCAGCTTTATATCTAAACATCAAGTCATTAAGCATTTGATGAATCAAAATACTATTCTTAATATCCTCTTTTACTTCATCTGTAGTTTCAATCTTTTTTTCTACTACATTGGTAATTAAAGATTTATAATAAAACAAAATAAAAGCAATTAGCAAAATAATAATTACTTGCGTTTTCATCTTGCGTAATTGCTCTAAAATGTTCTTTATCTCTTGCATTATAATGGCATTTCAGTTACTACAGGATTATAATCAATCTCAGGTAAAGTCAACAACCACGCATCACATGGAATAGATTCAGCTTGTTGTAAAGTACATCCGTTTACTTCTTCATTTGAGATAAACCAAAGCCCGTTCGCATCTAGTTGTGGATTGAATAATTGACCTTGAAATCCCCATACTTTACCTACAAGGATATTTTTTTGTTCTAGTGTTAATTGTCTTACTTTCATAAATTAAAATGTTGGGTAGAACTTGCCAGCTCCTGCGTTATATAAATCTGTTACTTCTGTTGCTGTTAACTCTTTTGACCACATATAAATTTCATCTAGTTTACCCGAAGCATAATTATACATAATTCCACCATCATTGATTGCCCCAATTAAAGAAAAATTAGAAAGATAATTTTGATCTGTAACTACAGAATCAGATGCAACTAATGTTCCATTTATATACATTTTTGTTGATGTTACAGATTTTCTAACTATACTAATATTATACCATGTATTTGTAGAAATGGTATAACTTAAATCACTATATGTAACGTTGTCTTTAAATGTTTTAAAATTGATTGCTGTACCTGTATTTTGAATAGCCCACCCTCTTTTTCCTGCAACATTTGAATAACAATCGATTAAAGATTGAAATGAAGTAGATGATGCATTATACCAAAAACTAATACTAAAATCAGATATAAATTTAAAAACATCTGCTGAGTAATTAATATAAGAAGTTGTGCCATTAAAAGTAAAAGCATTACCACTCTTTCCAGCACTATATGTCAATCCACCAATAGCAGTTCCATTTGCAAAAGTACCAAGTACAGAATCGTTTGCGTTGTTTTCAGCTTTGTAAACGGTATATAAGCTAGTAAGTAAAGAGCTTGCTTTTAACATTGAACTTATTAAACTATAGTAATTCATTATGCTTGCTGATTTAAACCTAAAATATCCCATTTCCCATCCGTAGAATTGTATATAATTCCAAGATAAATTGTTTTACTAATAACAGTAGTAGTAGGTAAAGTTATTCCAATTGCTCTGTAGTTAGTGTCAAAAGCAATTGTTCTTGCTGTACCATTATCTTTTATTCTAATCATTAATGCTTGACCTTCAACAAAAGTACCAGTAGGATTAGCAAGTGTAAGCCCAACAGCTTGTGCTGTAATAGTTACGATGTCATTTGTTGACACCGGCGTAACTGTAGCTGAACTTGCAACCGTTTGAACTCGTGGATTAACACTGCCAATATCTCCAGCAATACCAACATACCAAACTCCAAAAGAACCTGAGCCAATAACATAATCTATGTTTACATTTATTCCTGTAGTCTGTGGGTTTGCTATGACAGAAGTTATTTGACCTTCCATATAATGAGTCGCGTCATTCCAAACCCTAACTCTCGTGCCTTGTTGCCATCCTAAGTTGTTTATAGGTGAACCAACAGGTAAAGTTATTGTTCCTAAACCTAAAGTAAGACTTGAACCCGTATAATATAAGTTCATAATAGACCTTAAACCAGGCGTAATATTGTCTACATAAGTTTTAACCGCTTTTTGCGATGGATATTTTGTATCACTATTTGCAGTAAGTGCAACATCTATATCTTTATTAGATACGTTTTCCGCTGTAAATCCTAACGACGCTTGTTTAGTTGCTAATCCATCCACAACCGCTTTCGTGCTTGCATACGTTATTGTTGAGCTTACAGTATAACTATCACTTTTATTAGTTTGAATTTCTACACCCGTCAAAGCAGATGAAACTAGCGGAGGGACTTGAGTTGTTAAATACGCATCTACAGCTTCAGTTGTTGGGTATAGAACGCTGTTAATTGTTGTAAAGTCATTTACTTTATTATCTAAATCTTCCGCATTTAAAGATACCAAAGTTTGATCTCCAGTATTTACACCATCTAAGTTATCTAGTTTAATTTTATTTGAAGCGCTTAATAAACCGCTTGCCGTTCTTGTAGCTGCGTTTAAAGTTACATCCGTACCCGTTGAGCTATTTATGTTTAATGAGTCGGTTGTATGTCCAGAAATTGATAAGTTTGTAGTAGTTGTTAAACCACCATCAATAAAAGCTCTTATTTCAGTTGCTGAAACTTCATCTGCACCGCCTTCATCTAAAATAGTATCCCTATTTTTTTGGTGCGCTAAATAGGTAGGGAATATTTCTATCCAATAACTAGTATCAGTTGGTAAATTACCCATTGTTGCACTAGCATTAATGTACATAAATGTTCTACCATTATATGTAACATATTTTTCTAATATCTCGTCGTAAACAACCGAGACGTCGAAATCTGCAATTTCCCCAGAGCTAGCAAGGCTATTAAAATCTTCGTAAATATTGATATTATTATCATCAAAATCTACAATAGTTAAAAAGTCCCCCTTTGTTGTTAGTGGGGAATGTGTCGCGTTTCTTAATATAATATTTTCGCTATTCATGAGCCTATATTTCTAATTTTAAAACCTGTTGATTTTTCTCTAACTTTTTTGTATAAAGGATAATCTGCAGAATTTCTACATAAATAATCCTTAATATTATTTTCAATAAACGTTGCACCGCTTCGTGATTGTGATACTAACCTAGAAATGGTTGTTTCATTAACTCTTTCGCTATATTGGTTTGTTTTATGAACTAATCCCGTTGCTGTTGATATAACGTTTGAATTCGATAAATAACGCGCGTACGTGCAATATATTAAGTATTGTTTTATTCCATCCATGTAATAGGTATCGTTACCATGTACGTAACTTCCACCGTTAAATATGAAGCTATAATCTACAAGCGAAGGACTAGCTACAAAATCAGCTAATAAAGCAAGGTAAAATTCATCTCCTAACAATTCTCGTAAATCAAAATTTTGCGCCTCTTGAATGTATGGAGTCAATTGTTTTGATTCATTTACATTTAATGAAATCGATTTAACAGCTTGTATGTTTGCTAGTGTTATAAGTAATGCCATTATACTATTTTTCTTGGTTCGTAACCTAATGAAATTCTTATTTCGTCTTCCGTGAAAAATTCAGCATAAGCAGTGTCAATAGGTTTCGAGTATTTAAGTGGTAAAATACTAAAATCTTTTGAAGGACAAATGTCGTAATGATAGTTACTAAATAATTCAGTTAAAATTTCCTCAATGATAAGTCTATCATCAGAAGTAACACCATTGTAATAGTCAAATGCATCGCTAATTTCTTTTGAAGTTCCTAACGACCCAGCAACGCGTAATAAAAGCACTGGTGGTATCAAAAACATTTTAATGATTGAATCCCTAGAACTATTTTCCGTGTACTCGTAAAGCCCGTCGTAATCCTGAATCTCAATCTTTTTTAGTTCGATTGATTCTTCATTACTTTCACGTTCCAAAACCATTATACGCCCAGCACCATCACCACCTTGAAAGCCTTTTAAATTCTCGTCAAATTCATTCGCTTCCTCATCTGATTCAGTTTTACCCGTAATCAATAAATGACTAGCTAAAAAATTATCCGTAGCTGTTGAATGTTTGAATTTTTTTACTTGTGCTTCGGTAAGCATGTCTTCCAAAACGGGGTCAAAAGGACAAAGGTTATAATCGTCTAATTGACCATTATAGTAAAATACTTGACCTTTATAATTTTCCCACCCCCCACATTCTTCTACTTCTTGAGCAACATTTGAAGGATCGTATTTATTTATGTAAACAATATCCGTAGGTGAAAACTTTTTTTTCTTTACATGTCCCCAATCTTCATATACAGCAATTTTACCGTAGTTTTCATTACCTTCTGAAATCAATCTACAATATTCAAAAGGAATAATAGATAAAGAACGTTTTTGAATTAATCCGTTATAATTAACGTGAACAGCTACACCACCATGTGAAGTAAAGTAATCGATAACAACACGCGTAAATTTATCAACTGTTTGTTTCGCGTTTACCTTATTTTTGTAAAATGTAGTATCTTTTAATCCACCTCCGAAAACAAATTTACGCTGTAATTTTAAGCAAGTCCTAGCCGTTCCAGAGTCGTTAATGATATCAATTACCCTCTGAGGATAAATGTTATCAAAATCGTATTTCTGCACGTAAAACGCGGGGTTTTCCTTGCTTGTTATCCGTTGCTCAACCTTTCGAGCTGTAGATTTTAGTTTTGCCATTATTTAGGTGCAACTACTTTTTTAACTGTTGGTTTCTTTTTTTTACCATCTTTGAACCAGTCAGGAACTTTGTCGAAAAACTTAATAATACCAGGATTTGCATTCAACGCGTTTAAACATTCCGCATCTGTTGAATGTTCTGAAATTGCATCGTGATTAAAAGACTGTACTAATACACCTTTTTTTAAAAAAAATTCCTTTTCCATTTTTTCTGTTATTTTATTGATTATGTTATCTCGTTTTAATGCAAAAAATAGATCTTCTATACATTCGCATTTTGCACTTTTATTTAGACTTATTCCAAATAACAAAAAGTTTAATTTATTCGCTTCAATCCATTCTATACTGTTTGGATTTGACCTCCAAACTTGTTTAGTTTTTTCGTAGCTTAAAACTTCTTGTATTTTTTCAGTCATAAAAAAAGGGTGCGATTAATTCACACCCTAAAAATAATATTATTTTTGAATTACACTATGTCAATAAGCCGTCAACTACAGCTTTTGATAAAGCATATGAAGTAATAAACAAATTGTTTGGTAATTTAGGCTCTTTATTTAACACTGTAGAGAATGTGAAATCAAACGCACCTTGTGTATCTGCATTGTTTGGGTCACGTTCCAATGCTGTTAATTCAAGTCCTGAAGTCAATCCGTAAACCTCAAATGCTGAATTACCTGCTGTACCTTTGAAGTAATTTTCAACGATAACAACGTAACGACCATCTTTACCAGCGTTGAAATGTTCTTTAACTTCTGGTGAAATATCAAAACCTTTCAATTGGACTGAATGGTCAAACATATTTTCATAGCCTTGTTTTACAAGCATTGCTTTTGGAGCAATAGAATTGTTTTTACCATCGATTTGGTAAGCTAATTTACTTGCTTTTAAAACAATATCTTCAACGGTAGAAACGTTTGTACCATTGTAAACGATTGATTCAATATCTTCAAAATTAATAATCAAAGCCCTATCTTTTGTACCGCCTTGTAAGGGCTTAGTACATGACTTTAAAATGTTACTTGCGATTTGTCCGCATACTGTAGCCATATTTTTAGTTTTTTAATGTGAGTAAAAAAAAGGGAGTTTTTAAGCTCCCCTTAGTTATTTAGTAAGCTAATTGAACTAGTTCGTCTTGAGCTACAACCGCATCAATTCCGTATGCAAACTTCAAATATGTTTTATTCAAAGTTTTATCGTACCATACATCAGTTTCCCCTAATGAACCAACTTCTTCAACACCAACTTTTAAGTTAGTTTTAGTTGTTAAAATTGCTCTGTGAGGTAAATAGTATTTAGTACCATTTGAGAAGTATGTAGTGATCATTCTATCCCACAATTGGAAAGCAACTACTTCGATACCACCAGCTTTTAATACTAACATTCCATTCTCTAAACGCTCAGTTGTATAAGCTACATTAGAATTGATTAATTCTCTTTCGTATTGGTCATAAACTGATTGAGTAACAACATAGATTAAGTCAGTAGCTGAACGTAAACGCATGTCAGCACCGTAACGCATATTTTGTAAAGTTGTCGTAGCTACTTTGTTAGTAGTATCCGTAGAATCAAACGCTTGTAATGCAAATGAAGCAGCAGCATTTTTAGTTGCTAAACCTGCAGTTTTACGTGCAGCAGTAGCTGAAACGATTGCGAATAATTGTTTCCAAATACCATCGATTTTATCGAAGTATGCTAGGTCAGTTCCATTTGTGATTACACCAGCAGGAGAACTATTGTAATTAGCCGCTGCAGTATCTCCAAAGTACGCTAAACGATATACTGTTTCAACGATAGCATCTTTTACTAATTCTTCTAAGTAAATCAATAAATCAGTAGAAGTTAAATCGCCTTTTGCAATTCCTTTTTTAAGTCCCCAAACAAAGAAAGTACTTTTTAATTCAGTCCAACAAAATGGAAGTCTGTCAGAAACGTACGCAGGATTCCAAAACTTCTCAGTATTTGTAACTGTGTTTGTCGCGTCTGACTCAGAACATGCGTTTGTACCTTTCCCTAAAAGACCATTGATACGTCCTAGGATAACGATTTGTTTTTTAGCAACGATTCCCTCAACGATGTCGTGGAATTGTGCAATATCAGGTTTTGCGAATGCACCTGTAAATAACGCTTCAGAAATTTCTCTAATTTCTTGTCCGTTAAATGTTAAATCACTTGAGCTAATTACTGCCATTTTTTCTTATTTTTTAAGGTTAGTTAATTCTGCCTTTCTTTCTGCCATTGTTTTAGGCTTTGCAGGGTCTTGGATTGTTCTAAATTGTGCTTTTTCAACTGGAGGCGTAAAGTTTGAACCTAACTTTGCAAGTTCTTCCATTTTCGCTACTACTGTTTCAGCAACTTCCGTAGCTTTTGCAAGTTCATTAGTTTGTTCTTCAAACTTTGCTTTCAATTCAGAAAGTTCAGCTTTCAAAGCGTCCATTTCAGGTGCTTGTTCGTCTTCTACTTCCGCTTTAACAAGTTCAGTAATCACTCCTTCAGTAACTACAATTTTAACACCAGCTTCAGTAACGTACTCGCCGTTTTCAGGTTTTGTTCCGTCTTCCAAAGTAATAGCATCACCTACCACTAAATCTTCAAACGCTGTCATTAAAGTACCTTTGTCCGTAACGACTACCATAGCAACTGCCTCGCGTTCGTTAGTTTTCAAAGCCTCTGTAAACGCAGACATAGCCAATGCTAATCTGTCCATTAAAGGTTTTTTCATATTTATTTGTTTTTGGTTATATAATAGAGCAACTGCCCTCTTTTCCATTTTTGGTAACACCGCACTTGCAAAGCCTAACTTCAAACATTGCTCACTTGTTAACGATGTCTCGATTTTCATTAAACCACTCAAAGCCTCTTTGGATATTCCCGTAGCTTTTGCATACATGGAAATCATTTCGCTTTCAGTTTCTTTTATTCCCTTCGCATATTCCTCTAATTGTGACGCATCCCCACTTACACTTTGCAACCATGGATTATGGATTAGGTATGTTGTACCCTCAACAATCATTCGATTTTGAATTGGTACGGCTAAATGTATTTCAGTAGCAATCGATGCACAAAGTGTTTCCGCAATAGTAAAACAATTAGGTACGGATTTTAAGAATTCAGCTATTGATCTACCCGTTGAAACGTAACCGCCCTCGGAATTTATATGTACGTGAATAGCCTCTACTTCGTTTAAATCTTGAATCTGTGCTACCACATCAATAAGTTCAACACCCTTTGCCGTAACATTTCCGTTATCGTCGTATGTGTTGCCTATTTGTCCGTTTATGTAAACATGTCCTATCATAGTTGTAAAATTAATTGTTATATTCGCTAAAAATTTGACAATAAAATGACAATACACGTAATAGGTAAAGGGGAATCAAAAGAGTTTTTTAAACACGATGGAAATATAACTATCGGAGTAAACGACGTGAATAAGTGGATTAAAACCGACCACATTGTAGTAGTTGACCCTATGGATGCTTATAAGGAACAGCATGAAACGTATAGAAGTTCAAAAGCTATGTTTTGGTCGCAAAATGAAGATAACAAAAACTATGTAAAGAATTTTACACTTATTGAACTTGCAAGGGGTCGCGGAGTGTTAGACGAATTTGACTCCGATAGGTTTGTTTATTCGATTACATCCCCATTTGTAGCGGTACATTTAGCTTATAAGCTAGGCGCTAAAAATATAGTAATGTGGGGGGTTGATTTTAATACGCATCCTAATTTCGATACAGATAGTTTACGTAATCGTGCTTTAAAAGACTTCGGTAACCTACGCAAAAAATTAAACGAACGTGGCGTAAATTTTTACGTAGGTCATGAAATGTCTATGTTTAGTTCTATATTGCCAGTTTTATAAATGTAGCAACCCGTCGTTTAAAATAGGGTTAGCAATCAATAAAACTTCTTCGTCTGTTTTATCTGTAAAATGTTGGCAATATTCAAATTTATTAGAATATTCACCGATTGGAATAATAACGTAGTAAGTCCCGTTTTCATCAACTGTTTTTGTTTTTATTTCTACCTCAAACATATTATAAAGAATAAGCGCCTAAAATTAATAAATCAAATTGTCCCGTGTTAGTAACACCAGCACCCATGCATCGACTAGCAAAGAAATTTAAACCTTGAGTAGTTAATGGTAAATTAGATGAAATAGTACCTTGTGCACTATTGCCAGTTTCTTTATTAGTAACTAAATATAAAACCTCTGAACTATTTGGCGCGTTAAATAATTCTATTGAATAAATAGTGGTCAAAGCTGAACCCGACGTTCTATTTGCAGGGAAATTTATTCCTAAATCAATCTTTGTAGCCGTTCCGGTTCCATCGTTATGGTAAACTTGTAAATTAGTATCTAATGAATCTGAACCTACTCCAATGCTGTTAATAAGTGATGAAACTAAAACACTATCGGTATATGTTAAATCAGTAGTACCACCTTGCATTCCGTAAAATTGTCTACACCCACTTCCGAATGCTGTATCACTAATATAAAAATCACAAACATATTTAAAACCACCACCAAGATAAAATAATAATGCGGAACCTCTTGAACCAGTATAGCGACCAGCAGATGCTACCGACCCGTAAAACCCTTTACGTATTTGTTTTGTAGCATAATTAGTAGACGCTACCGACCGCGCAATAGTTGAACCAGTTGTTGCTATTGTTATACCACCCGAAGTTACTTCCGTCGTAGAATTGTTAGAATAGTTTACACCTCTAAAAGTTTCATTTCCTACCATTTTAGGAATAAAATCTGTAGAGTTCCATAATGCTTTTTCAGTATCAGTAGTAAATCTATAACTTGCAGTTTGAGTGATATTTGCAGGGTTTGTTGTGTCTACATTTGGAACGTTACCCAGCCCAACTGAAGAACTATTTATTTGTTTGTTCTTCCATAAACCAGTAGAAGTTTCATAGCTTAAAAAATCATTATTAGCTTCACTAGATACACTCACTCCGTGCAATTCGTTTAGTTCGTATCCATTTTGTATGTGTAATATTATTTTACCAGCTGTTGGGTGAGCATGGGCTACATATCCAATAAATACTGCGTGTGCTGGTTCGTTAGGTACAACATTTACAATTTCTCCTGCTGTTTCCGATAACCATAAAGCGTTACCATCTGCAAAAGCTGAAGTATTAATATCATGTATTGTTCCATGTGTAATAATGTAACCATCCGCATTATTTGCTATGGAAGTTCTAGTTACTCCGATTGTTTTACTAGATGATATTTCTAAACTTGCATCCGCTAGTGTTATGTTTGGTTTTTGTCCCGTAGCGCCACTAATATAAACTACCTTTGTTTTTGCGATAGTTGAGCCGGTAGAATTTTTAGCTACAAATTCAAGTTTTTCAGAACTATCGACGACCCCATCGTTATCAGTATCATAAACCGCCTTTGTCATGTCCCCACCCGTAGCAGAGCTAGTTAAATTTTCCCACTTTGAAGTAGTGCCATTATAAACCAAAGATTGACCGTTGGAAGGCGCAGAAATTGCAACATCGTTTAAGTCATCCAATTGAATAAGTGGCGCTTGAAATCTTACACCCGTATTTGAATAAATGTATTCCTCAAAAATATCTTGACTTGCATACGGATCACCTAATTCGTCGTCAACATCTGAAAATACAAAATGATTAACCTTGTTTATTCCATTCATGAATAAAGCGTATGAAGTAACTCCCGTAATATTCATTATTACATTCTCGCAGTTATCCATCCAAATATCCCCTAATCCATCAACTAGAGCGACAAAATTACCTTTTACATATATTTTCATTTACTTTCAAATTTTGCTATTACTCGGTAAACTATTCGTTCACTCACTCCGAAAACATCTGAAATATCCGTTATGGATTGAGTCTTTTTAACTCCATTTTCCATCTGAAATATGTATGCTTTATAAATTTTGTACCACATCAATACATTGATTGAAACTAAACCGCCCTGAATAAGGCTTGATAACTCCCCGTTATCATGTAAACGTTCTAAAATATCTATATTCATGGTTGTAAAAGTACTAAAAAATTGAACGATTTTCAATAACTGCCACATTCATTTGTGCGGTGCTTATGTCCGAAACTGAAACTATTGGATTTGGCATATTTTTAACAGCTTTTAAGAACGCATTTTGTTGAGTGTATTGCGTGTCCATTTGATTTGTAATCATATTCGCAACCATACCACCATTAGCAAACTTCATTACGCCACCCTTAGCCATTAAAGGTACACCGCCAGTCGATTGGTTTATATTTGATAAACTATTGATTAATGGAGTAGCGCGCTTGTTTAGGATAAAGAAACTTTCATCTTTTTCAACTTCTATTTGCGTACCGTCTTCAAACATTCCTTTTGTGCCACCATTCGAATGAGACTTACCACCGAACACACCACCTTTTGCAAATTTTGGAGTAGGTTGTGAAGATATTAAACCAACTTGAACAGCACCTAAAATACCAGCTAAAATAGACAAAGGTATATTAGGAAGTGAAGCTGTAACACTAACGGCTGTATTCATAACTGCTTTAATTATATTCGCTTGTTTGTCCTTCTCAAATGCTTCTTTTTTTAGCTTTGATTCCTTCGCTTTAAATTCCTTATCTAGTGCATCTTTTTTAACTTTGAAATCTTTATCCGAAATTAAACCAGAATCTAATTGTGATTGTAATAACGTTTGTTTTTCGTCGTTTTTGTTTTGCTCGTCTGTTAGTTCGTTTTGAATTCTATTTTGTGTAATTTGACTTAAAGCATCCGTTAATTGTACAGCTGAATTTAAAGTAATTATTGTTTGCTGTTGTAACTTTTTTTGTTCATCCGTTAGCTCGTTTTCCTTTGTAACTTTTTTTGCTGTATAAACTTCTTGTCCAATTTTTAAAGTTTCTTGACCAGCTTTTTTTTCTATTAATGCAATTTCTTCTTTTGTTTTTTTGCCAGCTTTTATTTCTGCATCCGCATTTTCTTGAATAACCTTAATTCTTTCCGCTTGCAAATCTTTGAACGTTGCTAATTTATCCGCTTCATTTGTCGCTTGCAAGTGTTTTGTTTCCGCGTCAATCAAACGTATTTCTTGATCAGTCTTTTTAGCGTTTAAAACTTTCTGTGCGTTTAAATCTTTATCTAGTTTTTTGTATTCCTCTGTGCGTTGTTCTGTTTCTATTTTATATTTTGATTCAATATCTTTTACCTGTAAATCATACTTTCTTTTTTCAGCAAGTTGTAAAGCACCGCCTAATTTTAAATCTTTTATAGATTCTTCATAATTAGATTTTGCACGTTTTAAATCATCCGCTTTTTGTTCTTCATCCAAAGAATTTAAAGCATTTACTTTACGTTTCTGAATTTCTAAAATTTCATCCGCATTACCTTCTGCATTGTCTAACTCAAATTTAAAGTTCGCTTCTAATTTTTGTCTACGTAAATTATTGCCAGCATCTTCATTATCTAGTAATAAGTCATTCAGTCTTTTTTGCAGTTCAGTAACTTTTGAATTGTGGTCTTCACCTGCCTTTAACGCTTTGTCATTTGCTTCTTTTTGTCTATCCGATATGTCTTTATTACCTTCAGCTACTAATGTTTTTCTTTGGTCTTCATGTTTTGCAAGTTCTTGTATTAAATTATTTCTATTTGTTTCAGCTTCTTTTAATGCTTCATCCGCTATCTTTGCTTTTTCTTCATTTCCTTGTTTTTCATATTTTAATTTCAAAGCGGCTTGTTCAAAAAAAGCTTTTGACTCCTTTTTATATTCTGCGTTTTGGCTAGCTTGAAAATCTTTTAAGGCTTTAAGTTTCATTTTATTTAAAGTCTCAATAGATGCGCCTTCCAATTCCGCACGTCTTATTTGCAAGTCTGAAATTTCCTTTGCTGTGTCGCGTTGTTCTTGGATTGCTTTAATGTTGTCCCTAATAGCTTTCGTATGTTTTTCTTGTGCTTTTATTTGTTTTTCGTTTACTGCATCACTCCATAATTTTAAAGCTCCTACAATAGCGACAATAACACCAACCATTAAGAATAACGGATTTGCTAGTATAGCTTTACCTAAACTTAATAATGCGCTACCCATGTTTTTTAGACCGCCTAGAATCTCTTTAAATGTCATTCCCTTAGAAATAACCGCCATTTGTTTCATTTTTTCAGAAACACCAGCAAAATCTAGGTTCATTAAATCTTCTTTGATAAGTCCTAAATTGTTGGATAGTTTTTCAAAACCCGTTCCACCGGATGAGGCTTTTACGTTCTCATTTACCTCTTTTATTTTATCCCCTAACTCACCCGCTTTGTCACTAGCTTGTTGATATTCCTCGGAACCGGCATCTAAGCCCGCCATTTCGTTTTTAAGTTCCTTTAATTGTTTCTTTAAATCCTGTAAAGAAGTTCCATAATTACCAACATTTCTACGTGTATCACCTATTGCGCCTTCTTGTTCTTTTAAACTATCTGAAATCGCTTTAGTGCTAGCTTGTAATTGCTTACCTATTGTGCTATTTTCTCTTTGTTCTTGTGAAAGTGCATTGTATGCAGTAGTTCCTAGCGCTAGCGCTTCGCGCATTTCATTAATAGACCCTTTGTTTGTCTTGTTTAGTTTCTCGTTAATAAGTAATGCCTTTGCTGAATCATTTAAAACCTTACTTTGCATTCTTATTTCAGCAGAAACCTTAGCATATTCAGGAGTCAAAGCGCCTGTACTTGCTTTCAACTCTTTTTGTTTAATTTTAAGTTCCTCTAATTTTTTACTAGCTTCTTCTCCTGACTTCTTTAAATCAGCAGTATCCAAAGTAACCTTTAATAATATTGTTTTTTCTTCGCTCATAGTCTTACAAGTTCTACGTTTGTTAGTCCTTTTTTATAGTTGCTAATCGTATTTATATAAAAGTAGTTATTAATGCTTAATTCTGGTATATCCAATAAAATAGGTATAGTAAAATCTAACTCCTGGATATCTTTACCATTCAATTTAACAACTGCATTTATAACCTTTGTTTCAGTTAATATTTCTTTGATTGTTTTGTAATATGAACTTGAAAGCACATCCATACCCTCGAATTTACATGAAGGAATACTACTCGTTTTTTTTATTGTTGTAACACCATCCGTATAATCGATACTTATATTCTTTTGTTGTAATGTTAAAATTCTATACTCTGGGTTTTGCCACTCATTATTTACATCTAAAGCCTTAATCTTTGGAATATTTAACCCTAAATACTTTGCTTTTTGTTCAGTAGCAGGATGCCCTAATTCAACTACTGTTTTTTCAGCTGCTAAATTTACATTTGCAACTTCAAAATATGAATCTCCTAAATTAGCGGTAACACTATCCAATGATTTAAAACGTAGCCAGTTCTTTTGAGCGTAATTCCCAAAGGTATATGATAGCTCACTAATCGAATGTAATTTATCACTCCAATTTTTTGCTATTGCTTTGTTGTTTTTAATATCATCAAACGTGTTTATCTTAATCGTACGTAAATAACTATTAGTTTGTATAACTAGACCTCTTAAATTCAATGTATCCTTTAAAAAATCTTTGACTTTCATAGTGAAAATATCGGAGTATCTAAACTTTGAATTAAGCGCGATTTGTTCTGACTCGGTAAACATGAACACATCATGCTCATTTACCTTTGCTCCTACATTTATTAGACTATTTATATTTGAATGTTGTTCACATGCTACATGTAAAACTATGTAATATTTCCTATTTGGTTGAAATGTATTTATTGAAGTCTCAATGTTAACTACAAATTCAGTATTATAATTTAATTTAGTAGCTACATCTAATACTACGTTTGTAACGTAATTATTTCCTAAATCATCTTTAATTGACGCACTTACGTATACTCCCCTAGTTTGTCTTATTTGACTCCATGTATAATTACCTACTGATATCCATGATAAAATAACTGTGCTGCTGAAAGCTAATTTACCTCTTTTATAGGTACTAGGTTGGTAGTACATAGATATTGCGTTGGTGTAAAAAGGATCTGCAAGGTTATTTATTTTTGGATATACATCCATAGATACGGACAAACCACCCTCTGGTACGGACAAATATTTCTTCCATAATCCAAACTGTGTATTTTTTGCAACTATGGTAGTAGGTTGTTTATTCGTGAATTCGTTAGGCGTTAACAATCCGTTTAAATGTGCATCACTAGTTATGTGTGAGCCAGTAAACGTATATTTTATAAATGATTCAATTTTTTTGAATATAGAGGTATGAAGCAAACACGGCAACATGTGATTAATATTTGCATTGTAATTTGTAGCTAAAAAAGAATCGTTATCACTCATCCAATCAATCAACGGATAAATGTAAGGTTTCGATTTGTCGTTACTATTTACCACGTTATTGAGAGTCCATGTAATAGATTCATCACCGTATAATTGTCCTACCGTAGTATCGCCTAATAATGTATTTAAATCACTATTGCCAGAAGTAATTGACAAGTTGTAATATCCGTTTTCGAAACTAGAAATTACAGCCGTTCCATTTGATACAATTTCAACTCCATTCTCAATATATGTAGCGCTTAATTTTCTATATGGTATTTTTGTAGCGCTATTGATTAAATGTGAAAGCTCCAAAGCTATCTTGTTATTTTGTGTAATCGGTACTTTTATTGTGTTTGAAAACGAGCTATTTCTATTCTGTAATTCACCAATATTATTAGCACTAAAAGATATTCCAATAGCTGTGCTATCCGATAGTTCTAATAACTTATCATTTATATACAGCTCTCTCATCGTACTTGAATATTGATATTAGGTAAATCAATCTGAATTTCAAATACATTTCTTATCTGCGAAGATTGGTACAGTTTAAATGATCCTTTATTTACCCTTACATTTAACCATTTAGCGCCTTCTGATTCCCAACTTTCTGGATTGCTCAACATTTCAACTGCAGGAGAATACAAAAGAGTTTTTAAACCTTCGATATCTTCAGCGTCAATTAAAGAATTTACAATTATAACGTTATTCGCATTATTTGTAAGTTCAAATACATCTCCCCTAGAATTTTCTAGTAATTGATTTGTAACCTTAAACGAACCTCCTTCCGAAGTATCTAATTGTTTAACGTTTACTTTATTAAAAAGCCAGTGTTCACGACCTCCCAAAGTATTCATCCATGATAAAAACACTGGATAACCTACGCATTCCCTATCTACTTTTATTGTTTTTATTTCTGTAATTATAGCAGGCATATTTAATATTTTTATTCGCGATTATAAGGACCTCTAAAAACAAAAGGCATAGTAACTGGAGAGAAAATTTCGAAAGGTAAAAATACCAATTCAGAATATTCTTCATCCCAGTGTACAGGACTCCATGTAGTTACGGTGTTAGATTCTAACCATACATCGATAGTCTTAACACTTGATGTATAACCTTGCTTCAACATTAATCTATTTGAATAACCCCTAGAATTCATGTTTAATAAATCCGTTGTACTTGCTATTTGAGTGCCGTTTAAATTCTTTGTAACTTCTCTTTTACGTATTTCTATATTTTCTAAATTGTCAGAGTAGATGAAATTCAAAGAGAATGGATAACCTACGAAATAAGTAGGTTTTTTAAAAACGCTTTGAAACTTTGCCTTGTCGGTTCTTGTGTTGTCAATCGTAGGCACATAATCAGCCATATTTTCGCTGTATGATTCCTGTACTTGTTTTGTTGCATTGACCCAATAGAATAGATTTACATTTGATAAAATAGTGAATGGATTAGTTTCTTTACCATCAAATACTTCCCTCCATGTAATATTAAACTGGCTCCCCTCTCCGATTTGTTTTTGATTTAAAACGTCATACTTAAAATCATTCCTGAATATACATTTCGTTTGTAACCATTCCTGTACATTTACTTTTATTTCTCCTTTGTCGTTATCAGTTACTTTAGTTGTCCCTATGAATTCAAAGGTGTTAGTAGCGTCTACAGCATAGATATTTACCTCTAAATAATAGCTTGAATAAGAGTCTTTTAATAATAAAAAACCACCATTTAAAGTATTGTTTGAAATCTTTTCAATCACTAAAACTTTAGATTTTATTGTTATAACCTTTGCAGTGTATTTCACACCATTAACTATATATGTAATGTTTTGATTTACTTTTAAAACTGTTGGAAGTAATCCGTCAAAATATAAGTCAGTGCATGGGTTAAATTTTAAGTTAGCAAAGTATTTTGAAGGAATAGCTTTTATAACTTTAAAATCTTGACGCTGAAATTCAAAAGTAATAGATTGATGGACAGCATTCCACTTACTTTTTTTAGTCTTAATATCCCTTTGCGGTTGCTTAATTACTACTACTGCCATTCGTTACTATGTTTTCTATTGATACGTAATATTGATTTGCTAGTAAATTTAACAAATTATTTATTCTTTGAGGTGTCAAAATAGGGTCAAAGATTTTATTGCCACCACCACGTTGCCAAAGCAAGGTTCCGTTAACGTGAATTGATTTAGAAATAGCCCAACTTAATTGGTCTTTTGTAGGTATAACTCCGTTTGATTTTGCCTTTGGTGTAATGCCTTTTTCATCAATCCATTTACGTATAATTTGCTGTAGTGTTGGGTTTCCTGTCCTTGCATTTTGCGAAGTTGGTTTACGGCCATCGATTAAAACTCTAATAAATGGACTCGCTGAAATAGTTAGTGTATCTTCGCTATGTTCCGATTCAATAGAACTAGCAAACCTACCACTGACTTTTTGAAGTTCTGGAATAATCGTATCGGTAAATTGCTTAAATATTTCTTCATTTGTCATAAAGCATAAAGAAAAAATATACCTCCAATAATAGCAATTATAGAAACTAATATAAGATAGTTTTTAGTAGTAAGCAATTCCATTCGCCTAGCGTTATTTATTTTTTGTTCAGATATTTCCATACGTTCAGCAATATCTAATATTGTACTAGGCTTATTTAAATGCCTAATCATTTGTCTTTTTTGTTGTCTAGTTAGTTTCATTCGCAAACACTATCTTCGTTAATCATTCTCAAATTAAACGGCATCATAATACCGCTCATGTTAGTGTCAAATAAGTTTTGAACTTGCACACATTCACCAACCGTAAATTCAGTTACGTAATCGGTTTTGTTATCTAGTAATAATTGAAATTCACGTTGAGCATTTTCAGCTAATAAATATACACTTTCTTTTTGACTTGCTGAATCGTCTAACTCCGATTTAAACAAGAACAAAGCCGTACAAATATAGTTACGTTGATAAGCTCCTGTTGAGGTTACAACTGGTTTATACTTCATAGGCATATCTAAATAAACACATGGAAGTAACTGTTCATCTGCCATTACGTTTTGAAAGTCAGATTCAGCATGTAAAAACGTGTATGTTTTACTGTTTGAATTCATAACCGCCACAACATCCGCTATTAATTGTCTTATTGTCATTTTTCTTTTATTATTTCTGAATAGTTTTTTTCAAATTTACTACTTATATTCATTCTAAATAGAATTAAAAATATCAAATTGTAAGGCAGTTGTTCAACCTCACTATGGGTGTAATTATAATCCCTAGCAATTAAATCAATAGTATTAAAATCCCCTAGTTGGTTAAACATTTCGATTCCGGCTCTTTTTTGTTCCTCGGTTATCTTAGATTCCAAAGCGTTATTGTCACGTTCTAAAATATCGTTAACCTTATCTAATAGGTACAAATAAGCCCCGTAAACCGACTCAACACTATCATTTAATATAAATTCCTCATCTATTCCACTATACACGCTTAAAAGTTTCGTAGGGTTATCCAAATTAGAACACGCTTGTATTTTCTTTTCAAATGAATGTTCCCCTATATCATCCGGTAATTTTATATCTAAATAGTAATCCGTTTTTTCTATTATTTCAAATGGATTTTCTTGTAAAAATTCCAAATAAGGCGCTATTTCGTTTAGGTCTATAAAAGATTGTTCGCCAACGGATAAACCGGTTAATTTTTCGATTATTTCCGGCTCGGTTGCATCCTGAAAAAAATTTAAGTCACAACATTTAATATCCCTCCAAGATGTTGGTATAGTGAAATCTTTTAGTTTAGTTTTGAACTTTATCATTCTCTTATTAATCTACTTCGTGGTGCTTTTGCTTTTGGTTTTAATTCGAAATAATATCGCATCATTATACTATCCCATTGGTCAGGTGAACGTCCTATATTTGCTTTTATTACGTCTTTTGAAACTATGCCTAATCTAGTGTCTTTGTCAATCTCTTTTTGTTTGACCTGTTCCATTTCTTCGCTTACTAAATCTCTAATAGTTCCGTTTGAATTTATTTCACCGCATTCTCTATTCTGTATTTTTTTAGCCATTAAAATAGAACATTGACTTTTTAGATTCTCGTAATTTTCACCATTCAAAGCACGACTATTATTTACAAAGCCTTCACATTTCAGCATGTCAACTAAACCGCCACCAACTCCATCTTCATCCGCTATGGTGTAACTATTCGATATTGAATATTTAACTTGTAATCTTCTTGCCTCATCCCTTGCTTCTGTAATAGTGTTTTTCTCAAAGGTAACAACATCAATACAAACCCATTCATCCCACACTCTGAATACTGTGCTATCTTTACCTTTCCTAGCTACGTCAATAGTCAAATAATGCTTACCATTTGATTGTAAATGTACAGGATTAAAATAGTCTATAATAGCGTCCATTTCAATCAATGTACTAGGATCGTCGTCGTATTCCCAGTTTCCATAATACAACCTTTGTTTTGAATTATTATCTAGCTGCAATAGTGATTTTAAGTAACTAGGGTGTAAATGTGGATTGTCTTGAGGTAGTGCTTGTATAAATTTTCGGTATGGTTTAATAGTTCCGTTCTTCGATGGTTGGTAGAATTCTTTATAAGTCCAATTTTTAGCGGGATTAAGAGTGCCCAACATCTTTGGCAATAGATTATGTTCATTTAGTTTATATCTTATCCTAGACTTAACTATTTGCCACGCTTTATAAACCAACTGGTTGCACTCATCTATAAAAGCACCTGTTATTTCTAATGACCCTAGACTATCATAATTTGGATCACTTGGATATAAGAATAAATCCTTTAATATTATTTCACTTCCATTACTCCAATAGATAACATTTGATTGAGCATTATAATTAAACTCATTGCCTATATCTAATTTACCAGCTAGTTCAAAGAATGTATTTAAAGTGGTTTCTTTTAGTGTTTTTAATTTTGACCTACCCATTAACCATCTAGTACCAGGATAATTTTGGCACATTGAAATTAACCATAAACATCCAAAGGCTGACTTACCACCTCCTGCAGCTCCACCATAGAGTACCTCTTCGGTTGTTGTATCATTTAAATAATAAGTGGCGTGTTCCTGTTTAATTAGTAGTTTCATTTGGGTTTATTCCACTTCCTAAATTTATAATGTTTTGAATTTTTTCACCTGCGGTCGTAATATCAGTTTGTTTTGGTTTATCTAAACCTAGCATATCCCTTAAATCTTTAACTATATTTCTACATTCTCTAAAATCTTCAATAGTATAATTTTTTCTATATAAGTCTTGAAGTCTTCCATAAACTTCACTTTTAAAACTATTAACATCAAAAGTATTTTCAAAATCTAATATTATTTGTTCTCTTGCTTTTGCTAAATAATTTTCCACCTGCCTCTCACCTATATTGTATTTTTCCGAAACAAATTGAACAATATAAGATTTGCCACAACCTTTTAAAATCATTTCTTCAACAAGTCTTACTCTTTGTTGACTTTCTATAATTGTACATTTTTCGCTCATAATTCATCCATCCACTCTTTATGGTGGTTGTACAAAGATAATGAATTTAATATTAAATAGTTTTCTATTCGTGGATTTTCGCTCCAATTTGCCGAGCCACTAACTGTTATGTAATTTTCACCACATTTCATTGAGAATGTTTTAGCGTGTGAATTAACTTCTTTTAATACAACTTGTTCAAAACCTTTTAAATTTAAAACTAATGAAGCATACAAGGCTGGGTTGGCTGGTTTTAAAGTACTTGAAATAACTAATGTCAATTTTTTTAATGTTCCTTTTTCAAGTTCTATTTTTAATCTATTTATATTAGCTTTTGAAATCGTCCAAGTCGCTAAATACATTTCATGAATAGTTCCAAATTCATCAATTGCATTATTAAAAAAAGAACCAGCATCTGAAGTCCCATTTGTTTTTATTGCTAAAATTTCATCTTGTTTTGGGAAACCTCCGAAATCATTAAGCATTTCTTTACAATTAATATCTCGTATATCTGTTTTTAATTTTCTTTTTTCTGTTTCATCTAATTTTTTTCCTTTAGGATTTAGTTTAGATGTTTTTTTTATAAATGTAGTATTGTCGAATGAGAATAGATCTTCCATGATTATTGCTTTAGTTTTTTAATAAATTCTTTTAATTCAGCTATTTTATTCTCGGGAATTACAAACGATACTCTTTTTCCGTTTGTAATTTTTTTCCTTCCAGAATTTTCACGTTTACCGCCAGCTCTCATAATTCTAAAGTATCTAAAATTCCTTGTAAACCACCAACTGCGATAACTAATCTTTCGGTTGTTTTTTCTTCTTCATCCCATAATTGAGAGTCATTTGTATTAAATGATGTTTTGTAATAAACGCCATTTATAAGGATTTCAAAGTTAATCCTGTAAGATCCGTAACCACTTTTTCTTACCATTTCTGCATCTGTAATAATCGCTTTCATAATTTCTATGTTTTAAATAAGCATCGTTGCTATACTTCAAAGATACAAATTTTATTTTGATTAATTACGTTTTTTTCAATCTATTATTATTATTTATATTAATTCTAAATAACAAAAAAACCCCCGAATAATAATAGACGGGGGTTTGGTTACTTTATACTTTTGTGATTTTCCACGCTTGCAACGTGTTGTAAAAGAATCCGTCTTCTTTTTTGGATTCGTTATCTTTTAGGTTATAATCTAATTCAACTAAATCCCCAACTTGGTTATACTTTAAAATATTATCTACTTTTGTATCCCCAAAAATCTCAAAGTATCCAGATTGTGGATATTCGCCCTCATTTTCTTTAACTCTAACATACAATTTTTTGTATTGCCCTACTTCGATAACTTCGCTAATATGCGTAATTACGCCTTTAATCTTACTCATAAATCTATTTTTAATTGGTTGCTAATATACGTGTTTTTCTTTGATTTTTTAGCTTCTTTCAAAACTAATTCGTCGGTAACTGGATTGTAAATATATTCCTTTCCGTTAATTATACACGCTCCATAATGTCGAACTATGGATAGTTGCGAATGTGATACGTTAGATAGTTTCATCTTTTATAAATGTTCCGTTTAAAGTTTGTCCTTTGCGGTCTTTTATTTCGTTGTATGCACATTCTAAGCACGTGTCTAAATCAAACCCTAATTGTTCCGCTAGTATGATAAGAACTACATTAATGTCCCCTAGTGCGTCAATTTGTTCCGCTTTATTTCCTTTTAACATAGCATTACTTAGCTCTCCAATTTCTTCGACTAGCTTCATAAATTGTTTAGGTGCAAACTCTGGATTCAATAATCCTTTTGGTTTAGCCCATTCTAAGACATTATTTTTCATTGTACTACTTTTATTTTAACATTAATAACTCCTTGTTTTAATTCAGCTATTTTACTGAATGCTTTCTTTGATAAGTCTAGTGTTACTTTACGGAATGATCCTGTATCTGTTACCTTAACTATCACGCTCTTGCCGTTATCTAGGTTAGTTACTTTTAACTTTGTTCCTAGCTTATGCGTATTACTAGCACATGTCAACTTATTTGCGTCATAAACTTGACCTGAACGCATAACTTTACCATGGAATGCATCACTATAGTAAGTAGCTTTAAAACTCGTTAGAACGCACCAAACACACATTACGATTATTGTTTTCATTAGTAAAGTATTTTAATTCTTTTCATTTGTTCTTTATTACTTACAACAAAAATATTATCTTCTGGAAGTTGTTCTAATATTTCAAGCATAATTTGTTGTAGTAATAAAACTTGAGTTACTGATTTTATTATGTTCATTTTGTTATTTTTATAAAATTTTCTTTAAAAGATTCAAGGCTTAAAACTATGTCAAGTCCTTTTTGTGGTCTTACACGAATAAAACCGTTACCCATTAATAATAGGGTAACGATTGAATTGTCGCGCTTATCCAAGTAACGAATTGATTCTTTCATCGTAATCTTTTAAAAATATTCTACAATTTTCAACTTTCGCTTGCATTTGTTCAATCATAGCAGGATCATATTCCAAGTCAAAACTATAAAAGCGTTCATTGATTGGCATATGACTATAAAAGATATCGTTTCCGTAGTTCGCTTCAGCTGGTGTGTCTAGCAATACATAGACTAACTTCGCTTTCTTAAGTCCTGTTAAGTGCATATAGACTTGTAATTGTGCTTCGTAGTCTTTATTTATTGGTGAAGTAATAGAGTCTAAGAATGTAACATAATCCCAGGAGCATTTAGTATCTATTACAAATTCATCTGTGATAACATCGGGAGTACCTTGGAAGTGTTCATCGTTGAAATGTACTATGTTCTTTTCAAGTATACCTAAACCAAATCTTTCAGCACAAATATCGATAGCTTCATCTTCGCACATATTACCTTTCCGGAAGTACTTAGAATCTATTTCGTCACGTACTCCTGACTTTTGTTCTGCATACCATTTTTTAAGGTAAGTAATCATTGACACTCCTAACTTTAAATCGTCTTTTCCGTTTGTTAAAAGCAAGCCTGACTGACTTGCTCTATGTCTATATAGCTTATTTTCCATAATTATTTTATATTAGTTAATTCTTTACCTGTTAATGCAAAGTATAAGTTTTGTAATTGGTGAACGTATTGTGTGCCATTTACTGAAAAATTTATTCCATCACAAGTCCATCCATCTAAGTCTTCATTTAATAAAATAGGTACTTCTGATTCATTAAATAATTTAAACAATCCATTTTCATTTTTTTCAAACCCAAACTTAAACAACCATTCTTCTGTTAGTGGTATTGGCTCAAAATTTTCACTTTCAGGAAAACTTTCTAAATGATGTATGTCTAAAGATTTTATTTCGCAAATTTCAACGCCTATTTTTTTTCTTAAAATTTTTGATCGTTTAGATTCATACACTAAATTTCCAACTCTTAACTCTTTACTTTCCATTTTCTAATAATTTTTGTACTGATTCACTTACTTGATATTTACTTTTTACCTGTTCGATTGTAAACTTACCGCTACTTAATGCATTCTTTACCGCTTCAAAGTTAGGCGTGTTCACTTCTAAAATTGGAAGCTGTTTAATACTTGTAACTGTCTTTACTCTCAAAGCGTCTACATTCTCCCCAAAGGCTCTAATCTTTGCTACATAAAGCGTAATTTCTTTACCAACCCAATCCTCAATGTAAGGGGAGTTTAATGCCTTAGATATGTTTTTTGCATTTGTAGAATTAACAATCATAGGTTTGTGACCTTTCAAGTTAATTACCATTGCTTCCTCTTTCTTATCCCCATTTTGTACCATTTCCTTAACCGCACTTTCGATAGTTACGTTTAATTCTACTAATCCATTACCTACCATTAATTCATACGAACCGATGTAATTAGGATTTCGAAGTTTTTTAAAGTGTGTTTTATTTTCCATGATTATCTTCTATTAAAATATTAATTAAATCTTGCTCACTAAATTGTCCTAATAAAACATCTAGTAAATCAACACCAAAAGAAAGTTGTTGTGGTTTGGTGTTAACTTCGCGGTTAAGGATATACCCTAAACGCTTTAAGTTTTTTAAAGTCTTTTCTTGACTATCATTTAAATCTGCTACTATCTTCATTTATTTTATTTATTATGTTTAACACTCTATCTATCATAAAAACTTGCCCATTAGAGAAATCGTTATCTCCGTATGTTTCTTGGTAGTTTACTAGGGAGATTTTCACATCTATTGCCCATTTTTCTAAATCATTCATCTTCTTTTAGATTTTGTATTTGTAATTTAATTGTATCAATCATATCTAATTGAACTTCTATTTTTTCAGTTGATCCGTATTCATTAGATTTTCTAATTAATGCGCTTTGAAAACCTTTAAGGTATGCTTCAAGTAATTCTAGTTTATCGTTCATCTTACTTATCATTTAATCGTTCATAATCATAATCGTAATCCTCATTTTCTTCCTCTTGATCATTGTCATCAAGGTACTTGTCTAATTGCGATTCCCAATATCTATCGAAAGAATCGTTTCCGTAACATCCACTCATTTTATTTAATTTAAAAAGTTAATACTATTGATACACACCCTTTATTCATTTCAATCCAATTATTATCCGTTAGCGTAGGTTCGTAACCTAAACTCCTTAACAAAATTAGTTTTTCACTATTACAAAAGCCTTGTAATCGTATTTCATTTCGACGAAATGACACCGAGTAAAACATAAACATGTCAATTTTTTTTGCGATTATATTTAATAATCTTAATTCTCTTTTCATACTTCAAATATTAAATTGTTTCTAAAATTGCTTCTAAACCACCAACTGCATTTACTAATCTTTCAGTTGTCTTTACCTCTTCATCCCATAATTGAGAGTCATTTGTGTTGAATGACTTCTTGTAATAATCACCATCGATTAAGATTTCAAAGTTAATCTTGTAAGATCCGTAACCACTTCTTCTTACCATTTCTGCATCTGTAATAATTGCTTTCATAATTTCTTTTTGTTTGTTTGTATAGGACAAATATAATGTTTTTATTACAATAATATTACATTTCTATTATGATCTTTTGAAATATTTTTAAATCGCGAACTAAGAAATACTTAAATCCTTGGTTTTCAACGATAGTTTGAAAGTCTTTTTGTTTCTCGGATTGCTTTCCTGTATCTGTTTTTAGTTCTATAAAATAAACTTGACCAAAATGTATCATAATTAAATCCGAAACACCAGCATATAATCCTGTTGCAATCTTTCTCATTTGCTCAACTGCATTTTTGGAATCGTTTGGCACACTAAAAATGATATTTCTTGGATTGTGATGTTTTAAGCAATATGTATTACGATACCACATTACTATTTCTTGCTGTATTTTGTCTTCTGTCTTCATACTATTCGTTTTAAAATTTGCATTTCTGCCCATGCTGGTTTAAATCCTTTATACTTTCCGTATTCTCTAAAATCATCTACGTTTTTCAGTTGGTGAAATATCCAATTTTTATTATACCCTTTTGCTATTGCAATTAATTCTAAATCTCTAAAATCTGCCTTTTCAATTTTGTTTTTTAATCTAGTTTTAGATAGTTCTTGAAGTTCAACAATAATATCTTTTTCTTTTTCCTGTTCAGATTTTTCAAATATGTGACCACATTCGGGGCATTCCATTATTGAAGCATATAATAAATAACCGCAAACACATTCTTTAATTGGTGCAGCACCTTCCTTTTTTTCTTTTTTAGATAGTGACCAGCTTCTAGGCTCTTCCCAATAGTTATGCTGTCTTATATTATTACCAAAATCCAATATAGTAAATGAATTTTTAGAACTTGTTACACGTGATCCACGACCTACCATCTGAAGGAATAAAGGTAAAGATTTTGTTGCCCTATAAAGTATCACTACTTCAATAGTCGGGCAATCAAAACCAGTGGTTAAAATTCCATAATTTGAAAGTATTGCACCTTCTGTTTTTTCAAACCATTCTATTATTTCATCTCGATTATTCATGTAACAATCTACGTGCTTTGCTGGCATTCCTTTTTCTTGAAATGACTTCACTAATTCAATAGAACTATCAATATTAGGACAGAATACAATTGCTTTCTTACCATTGCAGATTCTAACATAATTATCATAAACACCATGAAAAAGTTTTATTTCAGAATATTTATCTGCTAAACTCTTTTCGTCATAGTCACCACCTTTTGTTTTAACACCTTTTAGGTCTATTTTAACACCATAAGAAATAGGTTTTGATAGATTACCTTTATTTATTAATTCGGGTGTATCTATAACTTGAACAATATCTGTGTAAAATTCAGATAAAGCACGTTGTTTGCCTTCTCTAAATGGTGTTGCTGTTGCACCTATTACATAAGTATTTTCGTTTATGTGCTCAAACATATTATCAAAGATGGATTTATGTGCTTCATCTATAATAATTAAATCTAAAGTATTAATCCAATCTTTTAACAAGTCAATCCTACGCATTATGGTCTGAATCATACCCACAAAAAGAGATTCATTTAAATCTACTTTTTCATTTGGTTTAATTAATTGTGGATTCATACCTAATTTTGTAAGCACACTATCCGATTGAGAAAATAATTCTTTTCTATCCGTTAAAATAAGCACCTTATTACCTTTCATAAAACTATTTCTAGTCATATATGAAAACATAATTGTTTTACCAGCCCCCGTAGGAGCACATAAAACAATTTTCTTATTACCTTTTACAAAACTATTTCTTAGTTCTGCAATATATCTTTCTTGGTAATCTCTTAAAATCATAATCCTTGTAATTTAGGGTCGTCCCAAACATCTACTGGGTCAACATTTTTAACACTATTTATTTCAAACCATCTTTGACCTTGTGAATTTCCTTCTTTATATTGCTTTCCATGAAATTGGCAGTATTTTTGAATCCAAATATTAAAACGCTTAGACTTTAACCAGCTTCTAAAATCTTTATTTTCTTCAATGAAATTATCAAAACAAATAGATTTAATGTGCCTATGTCCTTCTGTTATATTTCCATCACTCATCCATTCCAAAAACTCCGCAGATGTTTCGTTTATTAATTTTCTATTTTCAAGATTTGTAAATTCAAATGGAACTAAACCACGCTCTAAATAATACTTTAAACAATTAATCATAAAATGGTCAAACCTTGCCCATTCTTGTTGGTCCCAATCATCAAATAGCATATGTCCAAACTCATCTAATGGCGTATGATTTGAATTAAAATAACTACTCATTTCTACTTCAAACTTTCTACGTTCAAAAGAACCACCAACACCACCAATAGTATAGTTAGTTGTAATAACAATTTTTGGAGATTTTGAAACAGGAAGCTTTACTGCGTCTTGACCTTTATATTCTAATGTTATACCTTCAGTAATTAATGAAAATAAATACTCAAAATTGAAATTCTTTTTTACATCATCAAATACTAATAATTGAGTATCTACAGGAACCGTTTGATAAGGAAAAGACTTATTAAAATCATGTGTTTTACCATCTATTGAAGCTACTTTTTTCATTTTAGCTAGTGCATTCCAAAAAAGAGATTTTCCCGAACCACCATTTGGATTGTCAGATATTGTTTCGTCATTAAAAATAATGGCTTTATTATTAGCACTTGTTTTATAACTGTGCATCAAATACCCTATTACGCTTTTTAGCGAATTATATTTATTTACATTTTTACTACTGGCTAGCCAAAGGAATGTTCTAAACTCGCTCTCATGATGATCCGCATCTATAAAATCTCTATCAATAACTTGTTTCTTCCATACAAAACCATTTAGATTTGTGTATTCAATTTTTTCAAATCTATCTTTTAATATTTTTAAAGC